GATGAGCTCGTCGCCGAGCGTGTACGCCGTGCCGAGCGTGTCGCCGCACAGAAGGCGAAGGCCGAGGCTGACGAGGCCATGCGCCGTGCCAGCATGGATGAGACTGAACGTCTGAAGGCCGAGAAGGAAGAGGCCGAGAAGCGGGCCGCTGAAGCCATCACACATGCCGAGCGCACACTCGTCGCTGCTGAGGCGAGAATGCGTGCCGTCGCTGCCGGCGCAAAGCCTGAGCGCGTCGACAAGATCATGCGCCTGCTCAACCTCGATGAAGTGCCTGTCGAGGATGGTCAGCCCGATACGAAAGCAGTCGCCGACGCAGTGGCGGCTTTGAAGGGCGATATCCCCGAGCTCTTCACGCAGACGCCGCCGGCCCGCTCAGGCGCTGAGATGGATCAGAGGGAGAAGCGCATCTGGACGCGGGGTCAAATCGCCGAGCTGGCGAAGCATCCAGAAGAGTACGCGAAGCACGAGGCGGAGATCGACGCCGCGATGAGCGAGGGCCGCATCAAGCCATAGATGCTTGCCTCGTCACTGACGACGGGTATACTGGGCGTACGTCCGACGGGACGCTAAACACGGTGCCTCATCTCTGAGGCGTGGCATGCCCTCACCAGGGGCCGCCGACGGGCGCTAAGCGGGTCATGTCACAGAGAGACAGGAGACACCGATGAGCGTTGACAAGTTCATTCCTGAAGTATGGTCCGCCAAGCTCATGCTCAACTTCGGGCGCAAGCTCGTCTATGCGGGCCTTTGCACGCGTGACTACGAAGGCGAGGTCACGCAGGCCGGCGACACGGTCCACGTGAACACGCTCGGCAACGTCACCATCCAGCCCTACAGCCCTGGTGCGACGACCGTCACGCCGGAGACGCTGGCCACCACGCAGCTCCCGTTGACCATCGACCAGTCGCACTACTTCGCCTTCGAGGTCGATGACGTCGACAAGCGTCAGGTGGCCGGCGACCTTGTCGCCGATGCCACGCGCAACGGCGGCTACGGCTTCGCCAAGGTCGTGGACGAGTACATCGCTGACCTGTACACGGACGTCGATTCAGGCAACGACCTCGGCAACGTCAACGTGGGCACCGGCGACCAAGCCTACGATCTGCTGCTCGAGATGCGCACAGCCTGTGCCGAGAAGGACATCCCCGACATGGACCGTTGGTGCGTCGTGCCGCCGTGGTTCGCCGGTCTGCTCTTGAACAACGAGAAGTTCGTCAAGAACTCAGCGCTCGGCGAGCGTTCTGCGGACGCTCTCCTGAACGGTCACATCGGTCGCGCGGCCGGCTTCGACGTCTACGAGTCGAACTCGAACCCGGTCGTGACGAGCGGCGGCGACGATTACGTCGTCTGGGCTGGAGTGCCGTCGAGCATCGGTCTTGTCTCCCAGATCAACAGCATCGAAGCGCTGCGCAGTGCGACGCACTTCGCTGACGTGGTCCGTGGTCTGCTGCTCTACGGCGCCAAGGTCCTGCGTCCGACCGGCCTCGTGGTCGCGACCGCTAACCGCACGAGCTCGTAAGCAGGCGGGCATGGTCCCGCGCATCATCCACCAGTTCTGGGTGGGGCCGCCTATGCCGGCCGTCTACCGCGAGTTCGCGGCAGGCTGGCGGCGGCTTCACCCAGGTTGGTACTACCGTCTCTGGTCAGAGGCGGACCTGCCTCCGCTGCGCAATCAAGCGCTCTATGACGACGCTGCGCATCTCTGTCCGGGGTTCGAGGGCCAGCTACGCGCCGACGTGCTGCGCTACGAGTTGCTGCATCGCTTCGGCGGCGTCTGGGTGGACATGGACTTCGAGCCTCGCAAGCCTCTGGATGCTCTGCTTGAGGGCGTGTCCTGCTTCGCCGCATGGGAGCGGCAGGACCGTATCGTGAACAATGCCATCATGGGCGCGGAGGCATGGCATCCGTTCATCGCCTCCCTGGTCGAGGCGCTGCCTGCATCGGTGCGCTCTGGCAAGAGCAAGCGGCCCTCGGTCGTCTCCGGGCCCCAGTTCCTCACGGCACAGTACCGTCTCCACCCGGAGGGCGTGACCGTCTTCGATGAGGCGCTCTTCTACCCCTACCGCTGCGACGAGCTGCATCGCTCAGAGGACGAGTTCCCCGAGGCGTATGCCGTCCATCATTGGGCGAATCAACGCCGACTGTGGAGAAAGCCGCTATGAGCTTTGGCGTGAACGACTATTGGGAGAACCGCTACCGTGCCGGCAAGCGAGGCTCTGGTGAAGGCTCGCGTGGAGAGGCGGCACAGCATAAGGCCGCGTTCGTCAATGCGCTGACGCATCGCTACCACATCAATCGCATCATCGACTGGGGCTGCGGTGACGGAGAGGTGGCAAGGCTGCTTGACGTCCGGCGCTATGTCGGACTGGATGTCTCCAGGTCAGCCCTCGCGATCTGCCGGAAACGTGTGTGTCTGCCGCGTCGTACATGGCTGCACTTCGATGGTCTGACGGAGCCACAGTTGCCTCCGGCCGGCCTCGCTCTTTCGCTGGACGTCATCTTCCACCTTGTCGACGAACGCCTCTATCGCCGACACATGGAGCTGCTGTTCGCCTCGGCTCCGCTCGTCTGCATCCATTCCTCCAATCACGCCGAGGCTGGAAACGAGCATGTCCTGCACCGCGAGTTCGTGCCCGATGTGCCACGCGGCTGGCGCTGCATCCACAAGGGACCGGAGCACGCTATCGGCTTCTGGGTCTTCGAGCGTGAGAGGGCAGCATGAGCACGAGACTCTCCATCGCCATGATGGCCCACCACAAGCGCGAGGCGTCCGTGAAGCGCATCCTTGCGTCGCTGGACCGCAAGTGTCCCGTCGTGTGGGACACGTGCGATGACCGCCACGAGACAGGACGCCGCGCCATGCTCGCCTATGACAGCGCGTCCGCCTGGCACGCCGTCATCCAGGACGATGTCATCCCCTGCCGCGACCTGTGCGCCGGGCTTGAGGAGGCACTGCGCTATGTGCCGGACGATGTCGCCGTCTGCGGCTACGCAGGCCGCATCCCGGCGTACAAACGCGAGATCGACCGCGCTCTGGCACGTCATCGCGGTGAGCACGTCTCATGGCTCGTCATGGACATCCTGCACTGGGGACCGCTGATCGTCGTGCCGACGCGCTTCATCCCCGAGATGATCGACTACTACGACAGCATCGCCGACGTGCCAAACTACGACCGCCGCATCTCGCGGTACTTCCATCTCGTGCGCAAGGTGCAGACGTGGTACACCTGGCCGTCCGTCGTCGAGCATGACAGCGGACCGTCTCTCGTCTCAGGCAGAGGCGGCGGACGTAGGGCACATAACTTCGCCGGCGCCGATGTGTCTGCGCTGGACATCTGTTGGGACGGCGCTGCCGTACCTGTCGAGTCGCCGGACATGCTGCGTGCGCTACGGATCCGCCACGAACATCCGTCCATGGTGCAGAGGCCTGCACGCGTCCGCCACGAACGTCAGCCGATGGTAGAGAGGCCGCAACGCGTGCGCGTCCGTGACCGCCGGCAACGACCGCAAGAAGAGGTGACATGATGCCCTGGTACTATCTGCCCCACACCGACAAGCTGATCTGGCGGGCGCATTCCAGCTACATGGACGAGTATGTCCCGCCGGAGCCGCCGAAGATGAAGCCGAAGAAGACGACGGCGAAGAAAACGAGCGCACCTGCGTTCTGCACGTCTGTCCCATCCGTGACTGAGAGCGACGTCACAGCCGACGTGCAGGACATGGCCACTGTGACGACTGATCCGGAGCCCGAGGAAACGCCATGAGCAGGCCGGCATACGCCGATGCAGGCGATTACGAGTCCTGGTCTGGCCTGCCGTCCAACGATGGCACCGACCGTCTGCTCACGCGCGCCTCGGAGCTGCTGGACAACATCGTCACGCGACCCTTCCCTCTCGAAGAAGACGGGTTGCCTCTCGACGTTGAGGACGCGACGGCGCTGCGTGAGGCAGCCTGTGCGCAGGTTCGCTTCTGGACTGAGACCGGCGAGGAACATGACATCGACGGGCTGGCCGGCACGGACGTCTCCATCGGTGGCGTCGGTGGCGTCTCGGGCAAGCGTCCGCCGGTCGTCGCTCCGCAAGCCCTGCGCATCCTCAAGAAGGCGATGCTGCTGTGATCCCGACCGCCCTGCTGAGAGAGACCGTGAGCATCGAGCCGTATGGCGGCGAGAGTTCCGTCGGTCCTGTCTATGAGCCTGCCGTCACCTGTCCGGCGCGTGTCGAGCGGACACATCGTCTCGTGCGTCTGACGGCTGACGAGGTGCAGGCCGCAGAGGCGACCCTCTACCTCCGTGGTGATGTGTCCATCGCCACAGGCGACCGCGTGACGGTGGGCGGACGCAAGTACCGCGTCCTCAGCGTCGAGGCGCTTGACGGTCTGCTGCGCAATGAGGGCTTGCGCGCCACGTTGGGCAGGTACGAGCGATGACGGGTTCCGGTGGCATCCGCATGGTAGGCGACCACAGGCGTGAGGTCATGGACAAGGTCCACAAGGCAGCCGCCGAGGCGCTGAACGACGGCGCTAAAGAGCTGCTGAGAGTCGCCAACGTGACGGCGCCCTATCGCAAGGGCATCCTCGCTGATTCCGGCGACGTCGAGGAAGCGACGCCTCGGCATCTCACGGCGACCGTCGGTTACGGCGGCGCGGCTGCAGCCTATGCGGCGCGGCAGCACGAGGAGACGACGTGGCATCATGCGCCCGGACTCCGTGCCAAGTGGCTGGAGATGGCAGCGAAGGAAGACGGGCGGCGTATCATGGACTGGGTCGGCTCACAGATGAAGGCGAAGCTATGATCACGCGGGCACTCGCCAAGCAGATGGAGAGTCTGGGTCTCGGCGATTACGACGCTGAGCTTCCCGGCGGCGACATCTTCCTCGAGCATCTCCCGGACAGCCCGGATGAGGCCGTCATGATTCTCTCCACCGGCGGCAATCCGCTGGGACCGGCGGCGACCTATGGCTGGGATGAACCGACCGTGCAGATCATGGTGCGTGGCGCTCCCGACGATGTTGAGACGCCGGCAGCGAGGGCGCAGGCCATCTATGACGCCATGCAGGGACTCCGCTACGTCACCTTGGACGAGGGCGGCACCGACGAGATGCGCTTGTGCGTGTGCTCTTCGTCACAGACGGCACCGTTCACCCTTGGCCGCGACGAGCGCAACCGTTACCGCTTCAGCCTCAACTTCGCACTCCATGTGCGGAACAAGACAGCAAACCGAGACTAAGGAGTAAGTCATGCCAGCGACAAGTGACGACAAGGTACTGAGCCGGGACTTCACGATCTCGGTGAACACGGGGACTTCAGGCAGTCCGACCTGGACTCCCATCGGCGGTCTCGACGAGGACGGCATCTCCATCAAGACCGACGTGGCGGATGTGGACTTCGCGGACGCAAACGACGGCGGCTTTGCCAAGCCCGTCCCTATCGGCCATTCCTACACGGTGACTCTCAAGGGCTCACGGATCGAGAACGCTGACGAT